GATGTGGCTCCAAGTCACTCCCCTCACGGCGTCATCAACCGTAAGCTTCGGAAACCCGAACTCGTGAGCAATCTCCCGGTAGAGCGCACCCTCTCGGCGCCGGCTTCTCATGGCCAGCACGAGAGCCTCGGTGAGGCGGGCCATGGGATGTTTCTCACCTCTCACAACCATCCACCTCCCATGTCTCTGACGGTCCTGCGCATTTTCGGAAGGCATCGCCCAGCGCAGATTCGCCCAGCGATTGTGGTCTCGGTTGCCATCGCCGTGCGCGACTTGATGCCGCGGACTCGGTGGCGGACCGAGGAAAGCAAGCGCGACAAGCCGATGCACAAAAACATCGCGAGCGATGCCGCGCTCGGAAAGCCTGACGGTCATATAGCCGAAGCGATTCCTTCGTTGCCGTAGGACCATTCCCGCCGGGTAGTGGCGGAATGAGACCGCGCGTCGGATATCGCCGCGCTCAGACACCTCGTAGGATGGAAAGCCTGGAATTGGGCGCCATTCGAGCTGGCATGGTGAGGCTGCGGGCTTCACTTCTTGATGTAAGGCGCCGCCGCGGGCGTTCCGTCCGGGTTGGCGAAATGCGCCAGCACGGCGGTGACGCCCTGCACCGCCGACAGCAGTACCATGGCCCAGAACTTGCCGCGCCCAGGCAGCAGGTCCTGCGTGGCGTTGATGCCCTGCGCCACCAGCGCCAGCATCTGAATCGCAACGTTCACCGAGAATCGCATCTTGGTCAGCTCCTTGAATCGTTCAATCAGCGGCCGCAGCCGCCACCAAATCCGTAACTCGCGGATCATCACGCCCAGTGCGGGACCCAGGCCCAATAGGCAACCATCAACCCCTCGCCCGCGACGTTGGCGTCCACGTAGTAGTCGGCGGGCCGTAGCAGGTCGCCGCTGGCCGACTCCAGAACGATTTCATCAGCGATCCCGCCGCCCGCGCCCGTGGGCCAGAACTCTTTGATCACTCCGGCGCCGGTGGCCTTGTTCATCCCCTCGACGCCCAGGAACACCCGGCCTGTCTCGCCGATGACCACGGCGAAGCGCAGCTTCGCTACCCGCAGGGTTGTGTCCGTGGTCAGCGGCACGGGCGTCCCCGGCACCGACACGGCGATCTTGCCGAACGAGCGAGCTTGGAGGAACTCGCGGTTTTCCATGGTGAGCCTCTTAAAAGCTGCGCCCCCCAGACTCCATCCACCGGCTGCGCAGCACCTTGCGCCCGGGCGCCGCGGGCTTGTCCTCGCTCGCGGCCGCCGGCTTGAGCGCAGCGATCCGATCAGCCTCGGCGTCCAACCTGAAGCCCATCGACACCAGCCCGCACAAGGCCGCGTAGGCGTAGGTCCGCGCATCCAAGACCTCGCCGCGCACGCCCTTCTTGCGCCGCCACTCCCGCACCGGCACCCCACGCGCGTAGCTCGTCACCAGCACCTCCGAGAGCAACTGCTCGAACCACTCCTCGTTGCGCTCGAGGGGGAAGTGCGCGTAGCCCGGCCCCGGCTGCTCGATCTTGAGCCGACTGTAAATGACACTCTTGGCGCTATCCACCCCCACGATCCACAGCGGCGCCTTGCCCAGCGTGCTCCGGCTCGGCCGCTTCGGCCACACCGGCAGCGGACCGCCCTTGCCCTTGATGGCAAAGATGCGCCGCCCGTAGCGTGTGCGGCAGAACTCATACACCGCCTGGGTGTGGAAGCCCGAGTCGATCGCGCAAGCAGCCACCGGCAAGCTGATGCCGTACTCGTGCAGCCACTGGCGATTTAGATACTCATCGAGCGCCTGCCAAAGCTGGGGCGCACTCGGATCGCCCGGAAAGACGCGGTACTCGATGGACCACGACTCTTCGCCTCGCCCCCAGCCCACTAGCTCGACCTCAGCCCGATCCACCTGGAGATCCACTCCGGCCGTGAGCACCGCCACGCCAGCGGGTAGACGCGGCCCGAAAGGTTCCCGCCGAGCCAGCAAGGTAGTAAGATCCACGCTGGTTTCCGCTTCGTCGTCCCAGAGCTCGCCGAGCGCCGTGTTGATGAAGGCGCGTAGCGTCTCCGGTCCGCCGTGCTTGGCCTCCAAAAACTCGGCCGCCGTCTCCGGCCACTCTTTCCACGGCGAGTAAAGCTGGGAAATCCAAAAGCCGGCGATCTTGGACTTCGGGTTGGCCGCCCGCCACTCGCCCCGCGCCAGCATCCACGGCTTGCGGTGCGGCGCAATCAGCACGCCGCAGTGCGCGCAACGGTATTGCGCCTCCTCGGGCCGCCCCTCGGGCCACTCCAGATTCGGCCAGACCAACACCTGGTAGGCGTTGCACTCCGGACACGGCACCCAGTAACTCGACTGGTTGCTGCGCAGCCACCAGCTCTCGATGCGGCTCGCGCCCTTGACCGTGGGCGTTGAGACCAGCAGGATCTTGCGGTTCCACCAGGTGGCCGAGCGCTTGATGGCCAAACTAACCGGATCGCCTTCGGTGCCCGCCGAGGCCGGATAGCGGTCCACCTCGTCGAGCAGCACGTAGCGGATCGGCCGCATGGCGAGGCCCGCCGGCGAGTTGGCGCCGGCAATGGTGATGCTGCCGCCTTGAAACTGCTTGTGCAGGATGCGGTTGTTCGAGTCGCGCGTTCGCACGTCGGCCACTTTGCCCACCAGGCACGGCGTCGCGCGCAGCATCGGCGCCAGCCGGTCCTTGCTCCAAGCCTCGCCGTCCTCGACCCGCGGCAGCACCACCAGGATCGGCCCCGGATCGCGGTCGATGATGTAGCCGACCAGGGAAAGTAGGCATTCACTTTTTCCTGTCTGTGCCGCGGTCATCATCACCACGGTCTGGAAAGGGCTGTTCGGCGTCAGGGCGTCCAAAATCGCCCGCTGGTAGGGCGCCCGATCGGTGCGCCACGGCCCCGGCTCGGCCGAGGCCTCCGAGGATAGCCACCGATTGGCGTCCGCCCACTCGGAGACCGTCTGCCGCGGCGGCGGCTCAAAGCCCGCCGCCAACTGCTCCAGGCATTCCTCAAGGGCGGCGGTAGCGGATGTCATCCTGGAGGCCCTTCAAAATCGCCTCGATCTCGCTGTCGAGTAACTCACGCACGGCGCGCGGCTCGCTCACAGCCGCCAACTGCGGCGCCAGCTTGGCTGGCATGGCGAGTAACTTGTCACGAATCTGCCGGGCCTGCTTGAACCACACCGCCTTGACCTCGTCGGTCGGAATCAGCTTCGCCGACTTGGTTTCGTACTCGAGCTTCCGCAACCGCGCGCGGAAGATCATCTCGGCCGTGCGCGCAGCGGCGAAGCTGCCCGGGCGAGCGCCGGTTACGTCCCCCGACGGCCCCGATTGATCAGCAGCCGCCGCCGGCGCCGGCTCTGCCCCAACATCGACCGGCTTGTCGTCGAGCACGCTGTCGCTGGCGCTGACATCGATCAGCTTGCCGCGCATCACCAGGACCCCGCGCTTGGCTAACCGATTGATATAGGAACGGTTAACCTTGCGGTAGCGCGCGTACTCGGCCTGGGTCATCAGGCCGGCGTTCGCCTTCACCGCCATTGTGTTGACTGGTGTTGACCAGTGTTGACCACTCTCCGGCGCCAGACCGTGGCCCCAGCGTGCCAGCCATTCCACCCGCGGCCGCGAGGCCCACCCAGGACCCGCAACTTCATGATAAGGCGCGGCTTAGCTCATTGCTCCGGATTTTAAAGCATTATATAAACTAATGATGGTCCGCGATGAGTTCACATCTGCTTCTGAACTAAGCACCGCGCCTGGGACCAAAACCCGCGAGATTGCAGCCGAGATGACTGGGTTCGGCAACGAGACAACGTACTGGCGCCGCCGCTTGTCGGCCTGCTTCGACAGCGGCTTGCCGGAATGTGAGACGACCCGACAGCCCTTCGCCGCTTTCCATATCACGCTTGCTAGAGACCCGGCGGCGCGGCCCCATCCACAAACACGTTGTCCTGCCAGACCCAGTTGCGCGCAAAGTGATCGAGCGCCGCCTTGCCGCTCGTGCCGCGTCCGAGAACCGCGCCTTTGAGCCGATTGCCCCCGATCGTCAGATTCACAATCGGGTCCGTGCATGCGGCCTGCGAAGGCGGAACGTGCGGCGGCGGCCCGTCCAGCACCACCGAGGCGGTGACCGCGCTGTCGGCGCGCACGCGGTTGTTGCGGATCACAATGTCGCGCGCCCCGGTTAAGATCTGAAACACCCGCCCGGCCCCCTGGGCCTTGTCGATGTGGATCTCGTTGTTCTCGATGAGCACGTTCGCGAGCGAGCCGCGCTCGGAGGGCACCGTGCTCGTCGCGTTGTCGTCCCGGCCGAGCAGGTTGAAGCCGGCGCCCACGTTCTCGATCACGTTGCCCCGAATCACGACGTTCTCGATCTTGCCCCAGGGGTTGCGGCCCCGCTCGGTGCGGCACGTCAAGACGATCGCAAAGCCGTTCTGCGCCCCGGCCCACGAGTGGCGCAGGACGTTGTTCTCGAAAACCACGTTGGTGGCCCGCTTGAGCTCGAACAGGTTCTTGACCATCCACTTGGGCTTGCCGTCCGCCGTGCGCTCGCGCATGTCGTCGGTCTTCTCGAGCACGCAATGGGCGATGTAGATGTCGTTCGGGTTCAAACCGGGCGTCTTGGCGTCCGAGCCGCCGAAGATGATCACCTCGCCGGCGGCGCTGAGAGAGCAGTTGGTGATCCGGTACGGTCC